GTACTGAACGCTGCATGAGACCTCCTAAAGCTAGGGTTGAATGCCCCAAGACAGGGAGATTTCGATCGGTTTAGAAAGCAGAACCAACAGCGCACCGATCACAACACAAAGCAGGACGACGCGCAGCAGCTCACGAACCAATCGGAGATAAAACATAAAACCCCCGTAAAAGAACCCGTCAAGCGACGGATCCGACACGCGTACGAAAAGCGGGGTGGCAGTAAATAGTCTCACCGCCAACACCCGCAAGAGCAGTAACGAACGATACCGTGACATGAAGAGCCTGACCGCCCCCGATGACAAGGGGGTTAGCCAGCTTCAGATCAAAACAGTACCCGGAATTCCCCGTCTGAGCCGCAGTATCTGGCTGAGAGATCGACATCGCTTCGAGATAGAAATAATCATCTCGCGCGGCGTCAGCGACATTCATCGGGTCACGGACATCCCATTTACCGGTAGATGAGTTAAACTCGGACACATAAACACAAACGGCGACCGAAATCGCCAGTGGCAGGGAAGGGTTGTTGAAACAGATACGCCCCTTCATCTCGTCGATCTTCATCCGACCAATGGTCGGCGTCGACGTATTCGGAGCCGCGACGATTGTCACGGCTTGAAAGGTGAGGGGAATACTGTCAGTCAAATTGAACCCCACCGGTGTCCAAGTCGCCGGCCCAGAAGGGACCGGCGGAGTACCCGACGTGATCACCTGACCGGTATTATCGGTGGCAGAACCACCGATAGTCCAGTTAACCACGTTGGGACGCATCCGCGCATAAGGGATATTGTTGACATTATCTGCTCTACGACGACGCGATGCACGCGAACGAGCCATAAAAGACCTCATGAGAAAACACGCTGAAATACCAGCGTTAGGTAAAGGTATCAAGCCGCATGGTATATCACCCAGCGGCAACAACGCGCAGGTCGACGCCTCCCGGCGTGAACCTTAGACATGCGGTGTGCCAGTCAACTCACACAGTTTGCCCACTACACGCGATTTGCGGAAACTTGAAGGAGTGAGCCGAAGCTCGCCCTCCTCGCCCTCTGATAACATCTGGCAGGCCTCATAGACGACAGCGTCGCCCCTAATGATGGCGTTCAAAACGTCACCAATCTGTTGATCCTGATCCAGATACCACAGCACAAAGCCCTCAAAGTGCGGATGGTCCGCACAGGCCTCCATTTGCTGCAGCCAGCGAAAGGTGTTGAAGATGCCTCTCCAGCGAACTGGTGAAGCAACACGCAGCCCAAGACGTTTTACCGGAACACGTCGCTCCATCCCCGTCATCTTCACGAGGACACGCGACACCGGTCGTGACCCCACCAAAAGACCCTCTACGCGGTGACTTCTATGGTGCTCCATTTGCAAGAAGCGAACCTGATCACCCGAAACGAGATTCTTTGCGGGATCCATCTTGACAAGCATACCCAATTCATCAAGTAAAATCTCGGAGACCCTGGGGATTAAAGCGTCTTTAAAGACGAAAATTCCATCATCACCATTCACTTGAGAATGGATGACACGGCCCCCATCACGATGGGAGGCATAATGGAACACCCACAGATTCACGAGACTACCGACCAGGTTCGTTAAACCCGAACCCGAGGGAACACCCCCCGTACGTTCAGTACCATGATAGTACTGACCATCCGGAAGATAAATCCCCGACCTCATAAACGCCTCAGCTACGAAGCGCACTAGAGGCTCCGACTCCCCGGTAAACCAGGATGCCACAATCGCGTAGATGCGCGTAAGCACATCAAACGGGACGGACGCGTCAAATGACGTAAAGTCGACTGACAAAACGTCCCCTGGTCTGCTGTCCAATAGGGCGGTCACCGCCGCGTTCACCGCAATTTGACCCCGCCAGGCTGAGAAGGGTGATAAATCCCTCAAAGCGCGGAATAAAGGCACCTGGATCTGTTTCTCCAGGTTCGAGACCGCCCTACAATACATGGACAACGCACGGTCTTTCGCATACTGATGAAACCCCGCCGCCTGTGTCCGAGTCGTACCAATACTCGGATAGTCTGACGCATCGGCGAGTGGATAACCCCGTTCCACTATCCGACATGACTCGAGATAGTAAAAGTAGAGGTTGTCCTGATCAGTAGTACACCGCGGGAAGCCGAAGTTGGTGTCTTGTTTGAACAGGCAGACCGCATTATCTAGCGGTTCTAGCTTCAAACGTGCCCGTCCCTTTGACCACAACCTCGCCACCTGTTGGTCCGCATAGGAGGCAGAGCGCGCATTAAGTTTAACTGCGCGCGGGAGGAAGTACCTCTCAAACTTCTCCTTAAGGCTTATCCCGCCATCCGGCCTTCTAACCGAATACGGGTACCTCCGGGAAGACGTCCCAAGCTTCTCCCTCTGCAATAACTCAGCCTCATGCAGCCAACCCTGCGCTTTATCAAGAGCACAGGCATTCCACAACTCGGCCACCATGACCTGACGCAAAACGTCAGGATCCAAGGTAGGGTCGCTAAACACCTCCCGGAGTACACCGAGGGGCGCGACGTGATCGTGGTGTTCACCACGCTCAAGTTGACCAAGGAAACGCGACATCATCGCCACGTCCTCAGCCGCACACACGAACGGGTCATGAAACATGACCTACCTCCCTTTTAAGAAGTTCCGCATCACAGAGGCAAT